TTCGGCCGAAGGATAACTAATTCTAGTCACCTTCTTAATTGCGCCGGTAAAGTGGTCGTTCTCCACCCACGCGATACGCACGGTTGCAGCAGTTGCGGGGACCGGAGAGATGCGGTCACGATAACCAATATTAGCTTCTGTCTTTTCCTGATAGCCTCCAACAACCTTGTCATCCGTATCGTAGAAAGCATACAGATATTTATTCCAGCCACCGGAAACAGTGAAGGCATACAGTTCACCGGGTTTGACGGTAATCGGGTCTGAAACACGGAAGTTCGTATTCTCCGAAGCTAACGGCAGAATTTCTCCGGCTCTCTCATTGATGCAACGATTTGCGGTGTAGGTGAATTCCAGTGCTTCACCCTCAACCACAGCAGCACTCAGCAGCGTATTTTGCTCTCCAGTTGCCGCTGCAATCAGGTCTGCCTGTACTTTATCCATCTCACTTTCCAGCGTGGACACCCGGTTTTCAGGGTTGCCATTCAGCTCATTGGTAGCAAAAAGGAAGCGCGTCACCTCCCCTACCTTGCCGATATGCGTGGTGCTCTGAATCCAAGTGATACGAAGATTGACTGCGCCGACCGGCGCGATCACAATGCGATTTTCGATTTTATCGGACTTGTTATCCGGCGCGATCTCACCCGCAAGCACCTTTTCATCGCTGTCATAGAAGGCATAGTAGTATTTCTTCCACCCACTTGATGCGGTGATAATATACACATGACCTGCAACAACGGGGATCATTTCCGAGGTGTGCCAATGACTGTCGCTTTCGTTTGCCAGCGTACCCACCGTGCCGTTCAAATTGATGAATGTCCGAGTCGTAGAATCAAAGGTCAGTTCTTTTGTTTCACGACCAGTCGCCTCATCCAGAAGCTGTGACACGATTGAGGTAAACCAATCATCCCACAGACCGCGTGTTTTTTCCGCAGAGCGCATCGCTGCACCCAGCGTGGCGTGCGTGTTGCCTTGATTGTCCACACGGGCATCCAATATCTCGCCGTCAGTGGTCTTGCCTCCGGCGATACTATCCATGCGCTTATTCAGCGTATCCTTGGCATCCTGCAGTTCCTGCCGACCCGTATTCAAATCAGACTTTGCCTGATTGACCTGCATTGTCAGATTATCCGAGGTCTGCTGCAAGCTCTCGTTCATACGATTTTCAGCCTCCGACAGTTCTTGGCTCATCGCTCCATGAGTTTCAGAAAACTCCTCGCTCATAGCCTGCTTGGTTTCAGCCAAATCCGTGTGCATCTGCTGAACATCCGCATCCACATCCTGCTCCAGTTTCCGCATCTGCGCAGAATAGTGGGCACACAGCGACCAGTAGCTCTCATCCGACAGCGAGATTCCTGCGGGCACTGCCCTGCGGCTGATATAGCTGTCACCGCTTGCGTTGTCCAGCACGATCATCAAGGGCTCATAGGTCTTGTTCTGTTCCCAAACACCAACATGGTCCGGGACTACGCGCTTACCAACAAACTCTCCCATTTTCTTTCCTTTCTGGCTTACGCCTCATTGTATCTCACGATGAGATGCCCCTCATCGTCCATCTCAAAAATCAACCCCAGTGCATCCCAGCTCTGGAACACCAGATGCCCATCCATATTGATGGACGAGCTAACCAGCCCCTCTGAAATGTCCCTTGCCACCTTCTCGATGGTGCTGGATACTGAGCCCTGCATCAGACCCAGCTTGTCGTCCGAGCGCATCACAAGGTATCCGTCACCGGTGATGAGGAATTCCAGAATGCCCTTGGCGGCAGCATCCAAAGCCTGCTTATAGGTCAGCGTTGCGATTTTGCCATTCTTGACCGCAGCACGGGCCACATTCAGCACCAGACTGAACGATCCGATCACATCTCCATCATCGGACAGAAGGTAGATGTCAATCGGGAACCGGCCATACACTTCGGTCATAAAGGACGTGACCGTCAGGATGACTGCACCGTCATCCACGAACACAAGGTCCGGGCGGGTCTCACTGGAATACTGGAACACCGCGCCGTCCGGCCGAGTTGCCGAGTAGCTGACAATGGTGTCCTTGCTGACCTTATACTCCAGCGAGTTCTGATACAGCCGGCACCGCACCTTTCGGGCTTGGTTATCATACTGCTTGACCGGAATGTGGGTGGGAATCAAGTTTTCTGTAAACGACAGCTCCACATCCTGAAAGACCGTGAACGACTTAGCCGTCTGTGTTCCCTGTACTGTCTGTTCCAGCGTCTGCACCGCTGCCTTCGCTTTCCTGTTTGCCATCTTCTTTGCCTCCCTCCTCTGTTGGGGTATCCGGGTCAGGCTCCGGCTCCGTAGGCTCATAGCCCACCGTCTGCCAAACCTCACCGTCCCACAGCTTCAGCCGCAGGGCAGTCGTATCGACCCAGAGTGCATTCGTTTTCGGATTCTTCGGTGCTGCCTCCTGCGCACAGATGGGCGGAGCATACCGTTCGTCCAGCTTCGCCAGCAGAGCTTCGGACAGCTTGTCCGCTGTTCCATACCGCTCGTCCAGACTCTTGATGAGTTCTTCGGACAAAGCGGATGCCGTCTTATATCGCTCATCCAACTGTGCAAGCAGTTCTTCTGTCAGTTCTCCGGCCTGCTTGTAGCGTTCATCCAGCTCTTGCAGAGTGTTTTCCAGCAGCAAAGCAGTCTTGACCGGGGAATCGTCCTGTTCCCAGCCATAGCCCCATGTCTTACCGCCATCAGTAGAAATGAAGAACCCATCCGGGCTGTTCTTCCACGCAAAGGTGGACTTTGCCAGCGACCCGGCATTGAAGGCATACCGAACGGTGTCACCGTTCACTTCCGTCACATTCTGATAATGCAGACCAAACAGGCCAGCAAGCAGGGTGCCGTCATAGACCATCGACACAGAAATACCGCCGATCTGCTCACCCATGCTGGTCTCCACACGGAGTGCGGTGTTGTAGGCTTCATTGGCTGTGTTCCGGATATTGCTCAATGCCGTGGTCAGTGACGAGTTCCGGCTGCTGACCGTGGAGTTCGACAGTGTGATACCATCGTACCGTTCCAGCAGACAGTCGTACTGCGTTTCAGTCACCTTGGAGCTGACCTCGATGCCGAGCTTGGAAATAAACACATGAACGGTATCGCACAGGCTCACCTGCTCTGCCTCCACCACATCCTCGTAGTCCGGGGTATTCCAAAGCTGGATGAAATCAATGTCGATATCCACCTGCGGCTCGGTCAGGCTGGTGTTCTTCAGATAATCCTGTGCAAAGGAGCGCATCATTTCATCTGTAGGCTTATCCTGAAAGCCACCGGAGCAGTCCAGCACCGTGATCTTCTGGTACGGCACCGACCGCTGCTCCACCAGCACAACCTTTTCCGGCAGCTCGGTCACTTCGCCGCTTTCCGGGTCCTGCCAGTACGGATGCACACCCGTGATGACGTTCTCGATATTTTTCTCCATCTTGAAGTCCGTGAGGTTCTTGCCGTACACGATATGCACACCGTGGTCTGCCCCTCTGTGACGATGGAGCTTGACCGTGTATCGGTCCCACTCATACTCTCCGCCAAAGGTGTCCAGCACAGAGCCATCGATACCACCGAGGCAGTTGCGGAACGAAGAGGGCACGGAAAGCCGAAAGGAAGCGTCTGAGGAAATGTCCGTCCACACTTCAAACGGACAGTCCGATGCCGCATGACTTTCCAGTCCTGCCAGCGCGCCGGAACAGCCGGTCGTGGCAAAGGGCGAGACCGTGATGAAGTTGAGCTGGTAGGAGATGTGTCTTGCCTTAACCGTCAGTTTTCCGTCAATCGGCGTGGAGATTTTGTAGATACGGAACGGCTGCGGTCTGGCCGTGTCGGAGGGTTTGGCAAGGATGATGTTTCCTTCTTCCAACTGCTCCGCATGGATGCCGTCTGCTGGGCAGACCATTTCCAGTTCGAAACTGCCATTGCGCTTTTCCGTTACCACGCAAGACTGTGCATCCGCCAGCTTACCGATGCCGTTGTGGTCGAATTTTGTCTCTGTGGATGCGTACAGACAAGGGATCATCCCATGCCACCTCCCCTCACAGTGTCCACCAACGCGGTGTCACCTCCACCGCTGTAATGCCGCCCGTCCATGTGATTTGCGTCTTTCCGGCCGGCAGTTCCGGGAAATCATCCGAGAGAATTGTCTCATTGCAGAAGCCGCCCGCATTGTAAGCATTGTGCGTCTCGCAGTTCAGCAGCACATAGTCCTTGATACTGTGGATGGTAATGGACGCATCGCCCACATACAGCACACCGCCCGAATCTCCGTAGACCTTGAAGATGGGCTGTGCCGGGAATGCAAAAGGATTCATGAGGTTGCTCCGGCTTTCCAGCCGCACCGTCCTCTGTCCTTCTACGCTCCACCGCTGGGGCTTGCAGTTGAACACCAGATCCATCTTGGCAGCTTTCTGGGCCGTCACATCGAACTCCATTGCTTCGGTACACACTGCCATCCGGAAGAATGCCGGGTCGTAGGTGTCCTGCAATTTCTGATATCCGACTGGCGACAGCAGCCACGACTTGACCGCAGCGGTCTTGGCAGGCAGACCATTGAAAAAGAACGCTTCATACTTGATATCCACGTTCTGATACCGCCGCCTGCCCGCCCTTGCATTCTCTCTAATGATGTCTCCGTTTCTGCCAGGAACCGATGTGCTTTCCACATCCGCTGCCGGAGAATCGTACACACCGGGTCCCGACAAATATAAAAGGAAGTCCTTGCTGGACTTCCCGGCAAAGGACAGATACTGCCGTGCAAATCTGCCCTTCAAATCAAACTGGGATACTGTCTTTCTCTCAGGCAAATATCCCATACGCATCACCCCTTACTTGTAGACCGAATCGTCCTGATCGATCATCTCATTGATCTTGTCAGCCACGATCTGCGCCAATTCGTTATCGTTCCGGGCATTGTAACCGTTCACCGTGATGTGAACGCCGCCCAGATTCGTGTTCTTCGTTGTTCCGCCACCAGCCAGAGCAGCCTGCGGAAGATTCCAACCGCTGGTGTTCAGCCGGGGAATATTGATCTCCGGCAGGCTGAAGGAGCTGATGCCCTCCATTCCCTGCTGGACTTTGGAGGCCATAGACCGGATCTGTTTCAGCAGACCGCCCTCGCTGTCCTTGATGCCGCCGGTCAGCAGCTTCATGAAGTCAGGCATATAGGTATCGGCATCTGCCAGCGGTCCTTCGTCCGGCACCGAGAAGTGCAGGAACTTGCGGATACCGTTTGCCACGCTCTTGGCTGCGTTGCCGACCCACGACACGCCTTTCTTGATGCCGCCAGCGATACCGCTGACCACATCCTTGCCCCAGTTCACCGCCGAAGAAGCCACGTTCTTAACGCCGCTCCAGATGGAAGACGCAATATTTCCTACCGCAGAAGCCGCATTGGAGATGCCGTTCTTGATGGCCGTCACACCTTTAGAGAACACGGAAGTGACCTTGTTCCAGACGTTGGTCACGCCCTCACG